ATTAACGGTAACGCTAATGTAGTCAATAACATTGTTAACGGAACTGTTGCTGTTGCCGCTGCTGGCACAGATGAACTTCTTACTTCAATGAAGTTGACAGCCGCTGACTTTAATGCTGGTAACGCTGCTAACTGTGTGGGCTTGAAGCCTCGCGCATCTGAAGCTGTACCAACAACTGCTGGTGTTGCTAACCCACTGACAGTGATTGCACGTATGGGTCGTCAACTTGACCTCCAAAACGTAGAATCACAAGGTCGTTGGCTAGTAGTTGACCCAGTGTTCGTTGAGCTACTGAAAGATGAAGACTCACGTTTGTTTGATTCAGACTTCGGTGGTTCTGGTCTTCAGAACGGCTTGATTTTGAATAACCTGCATGGATTCCAAGTCCATGTTTCTAACAACCTGCCTTCTATTGGTACAGGTCCATCTACTACAGGTGGAACTAATGCTAATAACTTTGGCATGATTGTTGCTGGTCATTCTTCATCAGTTGCTACTGCTGACCAAATCAATAAGACGGAAACATATCGTGACCCTGACAGCTTTGCTGACATTGTTCGTGGTATGCATTTGTATGGCCGCAAGATTCTTCGTCCTGAAGGTCTTGTTAACGCCAAATACTGCTTGCTGTAGAGGAGATTGAATTATGGCACTAGGTGATAATACACTCCAAGCGGCACGTGGCAACTCGCAACGTGGTCGCAACCCGTACATGGTTGAGATGGAACTAAACTTTGCTACTGCATTATCTGACAAAGGTTCTGCTCTTGCAGCAAACGATGTGATTCCTTGCATCTCTGTCAAAAAAGGCTTCATGATTATGAACGCTGGCATTGAAGTTGTTACTGCTACTTCAGCAGGAACTTCTACTTCAGATTTAGGTACTGGTGTTGATGCTGATGTTTTTGTTGATGGTTTCAACAGTGCATCAGGCACAGCAGCAGGTACTGTAGCACAAAATGCAGGGGCTTACTCCCCACTAATGTGTGTTGCAGACGATACCATTGACCTGACTTTGGCTACCCAGTCTGGTACAGCTTTGACTACGGGTCTTTTCCGTATCTGGGCAGTGCTGATGGATTGCACAGAAGAAGGCGATTTGACTGCGCAAGAAGTAAAGCGTGACTTTGCTTAAATAACAGACTAACGTGGGGGGCAGGGTAACTTGCCCCTCATCTCTGATTTTATATAGGGATGCATTATGGCATACGATTACTTAGACATTACTAATGAAGTTATTGCCCGAATGAATGAGGTATCCTTAACTGCTGCTAACTTTACAACAGCTAGAGGTTTTCAAGTACAGTGTAAGAACGCTGTAAATGATTCTATTAATTATATTAACCAGCGAGAATTTGGCTGGCCTTTTACGCATTTAACCAATACACAGACTTTGGTAGCAGGACAAACACGTTATAGTGTTCCTGCAACTAGCCAGTCTGTAGACTACGATAGCTTTCGTATTAGTAGAGATACTACACTAGCTGTAGCTGGTATTACTCTACGCATCTTAGATTACAAAGAATATACACAAAAGTATATTTCTCAAGAGACTACAACTAATATAGGCAGTGTGCCTAAGTTTGTATTTAGAACACCAGATAATAATTATGGTCTGCATCCATATCCAGATAAAGCATACGAATTAAAGTTTGAACACTTCATTAAGCCTGTTCTTTTAGTTGCAGCAACAGATGTACCAACAGTACCAGAACAGTTTAGACAAGTTATAGTAGATGGTGCAACTGCATATGCATATCAGTATCGTGGTGAAGCACAACAGTATGGTATTAACTTTTCACGATTTGAAGATGGTATAAAACAAATGCAAACTCTTTTGATTAATAGAGCAGATTATGTACGGTCTACCTATATCCCTCGTTCACAAGGATATGGCATTAACGCAGGATTTTAAATAATGGCTGATGAATCTGGCCTCAATCCGTTTGTATTTGCGTGTCAGGGTGGGCTGGTTCTTGACCAATCAACCTTTGCTATGCAGCCGGGGATGGCACTAGAACTGGAAAACTTTGAACCTGCTACTACTGGTGGGTACAGACGTATCTCAGGATATGAAAAGTGGAATGCTAATCAAGTTCCACAAGACCAGAGTGACAGTGAGCCAATATTAATGTCTGCACACTTTGATGGCAATGTGATAGCAGCACGTGGACGTAAGGTATATAAAGGCAGTAACGGTAGCACCGCACTAAGTTCAGGTATTAATACTTCAGTTACAACTATTCCTGTAGTATCTACAACTAACTTTAGTACACAAGGCACTATAATAATTGGCACAGAACAGATTACCTATACAGGTAAGACTAGCACAACATTCACAGGTTGTTCAAGAGGAGCCAATGGTACTTCCGCAGCAGCACACAATACCGCTGCAGTAGTTACACAGTTCTGGACAGAGATAGATACAGGACGAACAGGCGCAGGTAGATACTCTTTCTTTAGGTACAATCTTGCTGGTGTAGACTATATCATATGGGCAGACGGTGCTAATAATGCATCTAACTATAAGACTGCTAGTAATACTGTAGTCAACATTAGTGCTTCTGGCGCACCTGCAGACCCTAAGTTTGTTACAGGTTATAAGAACCATATGTTCTTTGCCGGTATGTCAGCAGCCTCACAGTCTTTAGTATTTACTGCACCGTTTACGGATAATGATTTTCAAACAAGTAATGGTGCAGGTACAATAAATGTAGATAGTCCTATTACTGGATTGTTCCCCTTTCGTGATGCATTGATTATATTTTGTGAAGAACGTATATTTAAACTGACAGGCAATGCATTAGCTGACTTTGCTATACAGCCAATAACTAGAGAAATAGGATGTCTTAACGGTTCTACTATTCAAGAATTTGCAGGAGACATTGTATTCTTAGGACCAGATGGTTTACGTACAATTGCTGGTACTGAAAAGATTGGTGACGTAGAACTTGGAACTATTAGTAGAGCAGTACAGGAACGCTTTGAAGGTTTGTCAGATGTTGATGAATTTGAAAGCGTAGTTATACCAGACAAGACGCAGTATAGAATATTTTTTAGTAATGCAGATACGCCAAGAGCAACAACAAAAGGTATCATATGTGTACGAAAAGGTGATTCCTATGAGTTTGCTGATATACGGGGTATACGTGCAAACAGTACAGATAGTGTAGTTGTTACAGGTGAAAGTATTGTTATACATGGTGACTTTGATGGCTATGTGTATAGAGAAGAAAAAGGCAATAACTTTGATGGTAATAGTGTAACTGGTAAGTATCGTTCTCCTGACTTGACTATGGGCGATGCAGGTTTACGCAAATCATTTCAGCGTGTAATTATTAACTACGCACCTGAAGCAGCAGTGAATGCAGATTTGTTTGTACGTTACGACTATGAAGCACCTAATGTAGCTAGACCAGCAGCGTATCCTTTTGACAGTTCTACAGTTGTGGCTGTTTATGGTAGTTCTACATACGGCACTGCAACATACGGTGGACAGTCTAACCCATTAGTTAGACAGCCAATTGAAGGTAGTGGATTTGCTGTAGCACTACGAGTTAATGATAGAGGCACATCAGCACCATACGCCCTCAAGGGATTTCAACTAGAGTTTGCGGCTGACGCAAGGAGATAATTAATGGCAGGTTATACCAGACAATCCAGTTACGCTGACGGTGATATTATCAATGCTGCCGACAGTAACAACGAGTTTAATCAAGTCCTAGCCGCATTTGTAAATACATCAGGTCACAAACACGATGGTACAGCAGCAGAGGGTCCAGTCATAGGATTGATTGGAGACCCCGGAGTTGCTATACCTAAGAACAAAGTTGTAGTTGATGATACAAATAACCAAGTAGAATTTAACATTGATGTAGGTGGTACATCTACAGAACAGTTTGTAGTTAAGGATGGTGTACTTGAGCCTACTACAAACAACGACATTGACTTAGGCTCTAGTTCTAAGAAGTTTAAAGACTTAAACATAGCTGGTGCAGCTAACATTGCTGGCACTATGACCCTATCAGGTAACGTAATTGTATCCGGTACTCTTGGTGCTAACTTAATACCTGACGGTGATAATACTCGTGACATTGGTAGTTCCTCTGCAGAATGGAAAGACCTGTACATAGATGGTGTGGCATATGTAGACGCTATCAACTTTAACGGTACAGCTATTTCAGCTACTGCAGCAGAGTTGAACATCATGGATGGTGTAACAGCCACCACTGCAGAACTTAACATACTAGATGGCGTTACATCAACAGCAGCAGAACTAAATATCTTAGATGGTGTAACCTCTACTACTGCTGAGTTAAACATCCTTGACGGTGTTACAGCTACAACAGCAGAACTTAACCTGACAGACGGTGGTTCTACCGTGGGTACAACAGCCGTAGCTGGTGGTGATGGTCTTCTAACTAATGACAATGGCACAATGCGCCAGACATCAGTAGATACCTTTGATACCTATCTAGCACAAAGTACTAAAACATTAACAAATAAAACCTTGACAAGTGCCGTACTCAATGGTACAATAAGTGGAACTTCTATTAAAGATGAAGATAATATGGCATCTAATAGTGCCACTCATATTGCTACCCAACAATCAATCAAAGCCTATGTAGATGCTGAAGTAGCTGCTATACCAGTAGGTGACATTACTTCTGTAGTCGCTGGTACAGGCATGACAGGTGGTGGTACATCAGGTGATGTTACACTTAATGTTATTGGTGGTGCAGGTATTACTGCTAATGCTAATGATGTTGCTGTAGATTCTACTGTTATTACTGGTCAGACTGCAGAATCCACTGTAGATGCATCTAATGACTTACTGTTGATGTATGATAACTCAGCTACTGCCCTACGTAAAGTTGCAGTATCTGCTATTGTTGCAGCATCAAGTGGCATCAGTGCTGTTGTAGACGATACTTCACCAGAACTAGGCGGTGACTTAGATGTTCTAGCAAGAGACATTGTTTCTAGTTCTAATAGAAATATTGACATATTACCTAATGGTTCAGGTAAAGTTAATCTTGATGGTAATGGTTCCAGTGGCGGTGTCACTATATCTGATGGTCTTGTAGACATTCGTACAGGAACAGGTACACGTTCACAGGTTAAGTTCTATTGCGAAAGCAGCAATGCCCACGCACAGACAATACAGCCACAGCCACACTCTGCATCTGTAACTAACACACTTACATTACCTGCAGGTAGCAGTCAGGAGATTGTAGGTACTACAGCTACACAGACACTTACAAATAAGTCTATCGTAGCTACACAGCTTACAGGTACAATCGCTAATGCAAGACTAGATGCACAGCTTCAAGACGTAGCTGGACTAGCAGTAACTAATGGTGGATTTATTGTAGGTGACGGTTCTAACTTTGTACTAGAAACTGCAGGTACTGCGCGTACATCATTAGGACTAGGAACAGCAGCGGTTTTAAACACTGGAACATCTGCTGGCAATGCGATTGTTTTAGATGGTTCTGCCAGATTGCCGGGAGTAGATGGGTCACAGTTAACTAACTTACCATCCGCAGGTGCAACGGCTGGATTCGCAGTGGCTATGGCAATTGCGCTTTAGCACTTGACAAATGAATAAAAGTATGGTATAATTATACTTATCTTAATTAGGAGAAGATATGGCACAAGATTTTGAAAGAAATATAGCAAGAAACGTAGGTGCGAGTGAAGTTGCTTTACGCACTGCAAACTCTGATGATGCGTTAATTGGTATTAATATTGCTAATGTTGCAACTTCCCAAATTTTAATGGATGTATACATTACTGGTGCTGGTGCTACTGCTGATTATTATATTATCAAAGCTGCTCCAATTCCCGTAGGTTCAGCCTTACAGGTTTTAGATGGTGGAGCAAAGATTGTAATGCAGTCTGGCGACATACTCAACGTAAAGAGTGATACTGCATCAAGCGCAGATGTTTGGGTTTCCGTAGTCGATACTATTAGTTCATAAGGAATAAAGTATGCCGTATATTGGTCAAAAAGTTCCGGGTTCTTATCAAGCTACTAAAGCAGTACAACGCTTTAATGGTGATGGTTCCGATACTACATTTACACTGACTACCACAGTATCGTCTGTGCAAGACGTACTAGTGTCAGTCGATGGTGTCGTACAAGACACAGCAGCCTACACTGTTCCTGATGGCACTACACTTACATTCAGTGCTGCCCCTTCTGCTGGTACAGGTAACATCTTCGTAAACTACCTAGCACCCCAAGCTGGTACAATTGCACCACCCGCTGAGAACAAGGGTAACTTCAAGGCTGGTGGCCTATTCCGTACTAACGCACAATCCCTTACAGCAAATACAACCATCTTAGCTACAGAGAACGCCAACGTAACTGGTCCGTTTACTGTGGCTTCTGGTGTTACATTAACCGTTGAAAGCGGTGGGACATTGGTGACGTTATGAGTACATTAAAAGCAGATACCATACAGAGTACAGGCGGTGGTGCGGCTACGCTGACGAAGCAGAATGCTCAAAAGTCTTGGTTATCTTACAAGCACGATGGCCCCTCAGTAAGAGGCTCTTTTAACGTAGCTTCAGTCACAGATGTAGCAACAGGAAGATTTGAACCTGCCTATACAAACAATATGTCAGACGCAAATTATGCCGCTTACGGCTCTAGTCAACACGCTGGGACATTGAGGCTTGCAGCGACTAATGACACCTATAGCACATCTGCTACAGATTACTATGTGAACTATAATAATTCAGGCACTGATACCGCTTATGACTATTCTAAAGTAAGTGTAGCAGTTAGTGGAGACCTAGCATGAGTTTAATTAAAACAGACGCAATACAAACTCTTGCTGGCAAGCCTATTGTAAACAGCACTGGTTCTGTACTGCAAGTAGTGCAAGGGTCTACTGCAACTGCCGTAAGTGCTACTTCTTCTTTTGTAAGCACTGGTTTAACGGCTTCTATAACTCCTTCATCCACCTCGTCTAAAATATTGGTGATGGTTCAGCAAGCAGGATGTAATCCCGCGAATACATATACTGGCCCCCTAGACATAAAACTACAGAGAGGAACTACTGATATACATAAATTTGCTTTATCACTTTTTTATGTTAATCCAAATCTTGGTTCAGGGTTTAGAAATGTAATTAATGCAAATTTTTTAGATAGTCCTTCAACAGCTTCTGCTACAACATACAGAACTGTTTTTAAAGCAAATAATGGTGGTACATCTTATGTTCAAACCGATGCCGCAAACAGTGTATCTACAATTATACTTATGGAGATTGCAGGATGATACATGACGCAATATATGCTCTTTACTCAAATGTTGTTTCTGTAAGGGGTAACGGTAATGATGCTGTAGCAACAGACGCAGATGGCAAGGTAGTATCTTGGGATGCTTCTGCCGTAGCTACAAAAGAGGCTGAACTTAATACTGCATCTAAACTTAGTGAACTACGTACAGAACGTAATAGACGGTTAGCAGAAACAGACCATTGGATTTTTTCAGATACACCAGACATAACATCTGCACAGACAACATACCGCCAAGCCCTAAGAGACATAACCAAGTCTGCTACATCTTTAGATGACGTAAGCTGGCCGGAGAAACCATAATGGCACTAGGAAAAATCAAAGCAGATACCCTTGAGC